GAAACCGAATACGACGACGAAGCCGAACTGGATGAAGAAGATGGCGAGGAAGAAGCTACCTCGCAGGAACTTCCTGATGATGTCACTGTCAAGGTTAAAGTTGATGGTGAAGAAGTGGAAGTCACCCTAGCAGAGCTTCGGAATGGCTATAGTCGGACTTCAGATTACACACGGAAGGCTCAGGCCCTAGCTGAAGAGCGTAAAGCATTTCAGTCAGAAGCCGAAACCATCCGTCAAGAACGCGCTCAATACGCTGAGTTGTTGCCGCTGCTCCAGCAGCAGTTAGTGCAACAAGCCAGTGCGGAGCCTGATTGGGACACTCTTTATAACGAAGACCCCATTGAGGCAGCGCGGTTAGAACGGCAGTGGCGTAAATCCCGTGAAGAGCAAACGTATCGCTTGCAGGCCATTCAGGCTGAACAGCAACGTCTCGCACAGGAAGCAGCCGCAGACCAAGTTCGCCAAGTGCAGGCATTTGTAGAAGCCGAACGCGCAAAGCTCCCTGATGTTATCCCAGAGTGGAAAGATCAGGAGGTTATGGCACGGGAGGCAAAAGAAATTCGTGATTGGGCTGTCAGCCAAGGTTTGACAGAGCAGGAAATTGAAAGCCTGCGCCAAGCCAGCCACGTTGCTCTTATTCGCAAAGCCATGCTGTATGACAAGGGCCGCACCAAGGTCGCTCAGGCTACTAACAAGCCGAAGCAAAAGACCAAGGTAATTCGTCCCGGTTCAAGTGGCACTCAGGTCGATAGCCGTTCAACCGATGTAAAGAGGGCTTCTCAGCGCCTTGTGCGTAGTGGCCGTGTCTCAGATGCAGCCGCTCTTTTGGATAAACTCATTTAGTAAGGACTTGAATAATGGCTATTGTTACTAATACCTTCACCCGTTACTCGGCTATCGGTATCCGTGAAGACCTGTCGAACGTCATTTACAACATCTCGCCGGAAGAAACTCCGTTCATTGCGAACATCGCACGCGAGAACGTGAAGAACACCTACTTCGAATGGCAGACGGACGCTCTGTCGGCTGCTTCGGCCTCTAACGCCGCACTCGAAGGTGACGACATCTCTTCGTTCCAAGCTGTTACGCCGACTGCTCGCGTTGGCAACTACACGCAGATCAGCACGAAGAACGTCATCATCTCCGGAACGCTCGAAGCCGTTGATAAGGCTGGCCGTCGCTCGGAACTGACCTATCAGCTCGCCAAGATGGGCGCTGAACTGAAGCGTGACATGGAAAGCGCACTGCTCGCTAACCAAGCCGCTGTTGCTGGTAACACCACGACTGCTCGTCGCACGGCTGGTCTGCCTGCTTGGTTGACCTCGAACACCTCGTTCGGCACGGGCGGTGCTGACCCGACTGTTGGCTCGACCCCGACTGCTGCCCGCACGGACGGCACTCAGCGTGCCTTCACCGAAACGCTTCTGAAGGAAGTTGTTGCTGAAGTCTGGACTTCTGGCGGCACTCCGAAGATGCTCATGGTTGGTGCATTCAACAAGCAGGCTGCTTCGGCATTCTCCGGCATCGCCACGAAGTTCCGTGACGTTCCGGCTGGCCAGCAGGCTCAGATCATTGGCGCAGCAGACGTTTATGTGTCTGACTTCGGCACAATCAACATTGTTCCGAACCGCTTCCAGCGCGCTCGTGACGCATTTGTTGTCGATCCTGAGTATGCTTCGCTCGCCATCCTGCGTCCGATCCAGCAGACTGAGCTGGCTAAGACGGGTGACGCTGAGAAGCGCCTGATGCTCGTTGAGTATGGCCTGAAGGTCAGCAATCAGGCAGCGCATGGTATCGTAGCAGATTTGACCACGGCATAAGCAAGACTTGACTACGATGGGGAGGGGTTTCGGCCTCTCCCCTGACTTTCAGGAGGGAAGATGACCAAACGTATTCTGAATGACGACAGCGCAACAACGGGCATCGTCACTTCATTTCACTATGACGCTGACAAGGATGAGGCTATCATCCAGAAGACACAGGATGTGTCCGGCATCATTGAAGCTAACAAGGCCGAATTTAACGCTGCACCAGAGCGTTGGGGGGAGTGGTCTAAGGTTGGCTCTATTCCGCTTTCAGTATATTATGAGCTTGAGCGCAAAGGCATCCTACAGGATCAGAAGGCGCTCGCTAAATGGCTGAATGACCCCGACAATCGGGCGTTCCGCACAAGGCCGGGGACTATCTAATGGCGATTACAACGTATTCAGAGTTGAAAACGGCAGTAGCAGATTGGCTCAATCGCTCTGACCTTACCTCTGTTATCCCTAACTTCATTTCGCTCGCTGAAGCGCAGATGAACCGCCAAATCCGTCATAGGAAGATGGTGACACGGGCAGACGCAACTCTGGATACGCCGTATTTTGCTGTTCCTGCTGACTGGCTGGAGAACATCCGCTTCCAGTTGAACACAAATCCCATTACGCCGCTCAAGTTTGTCACGGCAGAGCAGCTTGCTGAAGACAGCCAAATCTACATTCCGTCCGGCCAGCCCATGTTTTACACGATGGTTGGGCAGCAATTTCAGGTTCTTCCGACACCTGATAGCTCTTACACGGGTGAATTGACCTATTACGCTAAAATCCCGTCATTGAGCGATGCAGCGCCGACCAACTGGCTGCTGACAGAGGCCCCAGATGTGTATCTCTACGCTACATTGGTGCAGTCTGCGCCCTATCTGAAGGAAGATGAGCGCACGGGTGTCTGGGCTGGTCTGTATCAGACGCTCGTAAATGACATGAAAATTGCTGATGAACGTGCTAGAATTGGCAGCAGCAAGTTAACACCACGTATTCGGCCTTTTGTCTAAGGAGCTTTAGATGTCGTTCTCCAACTACCTTGAAAATAAGGTGATGCTGCACGTTTTTGGCGGCACATCTTACACCGCGCCTGCAACTTTGTATGTTGGCCTCTATACGTCTGATCCCGGCGAGGGCAACACAGGCACGGAAGTCTCTGGTGGCTCGTATGCTCGTCAGTCTGCTGCCTTCACAGTGACAGATAACGCTGCTGCTAACACGGCTGCCATCGAGTTTCCGACTGCAACAGGCTCTTGGGGGACTGTAACCTATGTTGGCATCAGCGATGCGTCATCTGGCGGCAATCTGCTGGCTTCTGGCGCTCTGACGACCTCCAAGACGATTAGCAGCGGTGATGTGTTCCGTATTCCAACAGGCGATCTCGACATTACACTGGACTAATAGATGAGCTTCTATGGTAGCGGAAATTACGGGGCAGGGGCTTACCCCGCTGGCGCTCCGTCCGGCTACGGAAGCGGCCTCTATGGTCGTGGAAGCTATGGTGAAGACGCAATTGAGGGCGCGGCGACCATTGCTGCGTCCTCAGACGTATCTGCTACTGCTCAACGGATTAAGGATGGTGCTGCTGCTGTTGCGGCCACATCTGATGTTACGGCATCTGCTATCCGTTATGCGAATGCACAGGTCGCAATCACTGGGCAGTCTAATGTAAATGCATCCGCTGTTCGCGTTGCCTTTGGCGCTTCTGCAATTACGGCGACAAGCAACGTTACGGCAGTCGGGCAAAAGACAATCCCCGGCGCTGCTGCGATTACAGCTACGTCAGATGTCACGGCAACGGCAACAAGAACGACATTTGCTGCCGCTGAGATCAACGCTACAACGACATTTACGGCAAACGCTAATCGTATCGTCTTCGCAGCGTCCGAAATAAACGCTCTCAGCGCGATTACGGCCTCTGCCGTGCGTTATGCCCAGACAACCATTGATATTGCCTCTACGAGCGCCCTGACGGCCTCTGGCGTGATGGTTAACTCGGCTGCCGCACTGCTTTCAGCTACATCAAGCGTTGCAATTGCTGCTGGAATTAGATTTACTGACAGCGCAGCGGTAAGCGCGACAAGTGTAGTTACCTGTAACGCGGTAAAGAAATGGGAGCCGCAACCTGTCACACCTGAAACGTGGACACCGCAGGCAGAAACGGGAGAAACGTGGACACCTGTTGTCGTGACTTCTGAGACTTGGGATGAAGTCGCAAATACTAACAAGACATGGACGCCAATTTCTGTTACAGAAGAAACTTGGCAGCAAGCTGCATGAGGTAAAAGATGGCTGATACAACCACAACTAACCTTGGGCTTACCAAGCCTGAAGTCGGCGCTTCTGCCGATACTTGGGGGACCAAGCTAAACACTGACCTTGATTTGGTCGATGCGCTGTTCGCTGCTGGCGGAACAGGCACAAGCGTTGGTCTTAATGTTGGTGCGGGCAAGACGCTTGCCGTTGCTGGGACACTGGCTCTCACCGGCAACGTGACGGCCAATAGCGCGACAATCAGCCCGACTGAACTCAGCTATCTCGACGGCGTAACGTCTAACATCCAGACGCAACTTGGTAACGCGATTACCGCTTCTGGCACAGCAACGCTGACGAATAAGACGATTGCGTTTTCTAGCAACACGCTGACGGGTGTGGCTCCGCTGGCCTCTCCGACATTCACTGGCACTGTGACAACAGCGACGACTGACCTTCTCGGCTCAGTCCGCTCAAACATCACAGCGGTTTCTGCGTCCGCAATTGACTGCTCTGCTGGCAACTTCTTCACGAAGACCGCATCTGGTGCGCTGACTTGGACGTTCACCAATGTGCCATCATCTCGCGCCTTCTCGCTGCTTCTCGAACTGACTAATGGCGGCACAGGCACACAGACTTGGCCCGCTGCTGTTAAGTGGCCGGGTGGAACTGCGCCGACGCTGACGACATCTGGTGTCGATATTCTTGGCTTCATCACTGATGATGGCGGCACAACATGGCGCGGTGTCGCCCTTATGGTGGATAGCAAATAATGCTTGACCGCATTTTGATTGGTTCTTCCGTAGAGCCGAACGACCCCAACTTCAAGAACGTAACGCTGCTGCTCCACGGCGATGGGAGCAACGGCGCACAGAACAACACGTTCATCGACAGCAGCACGAATAACTTCACGATTACCCGCAATGGCAACACGACGCAGGGTTCGTTCTCTCCGTATGGTAGCAACTGGTCTAACTACTTTGATGGTAGTGGGGATTATCTGACTGCGCCTAGTAATGCCGCATTTGATTTTTCTACAAGCGACTTCACAGTTGAATGTTGGTTTATAGCTTCAGCTGTTTCGTCAAATATGTCATTGGTCAATAATTACAATGCTGGATCGGCTGGCTGGGGCATACAGTGGCGTTCTGATGTAAGTGAATATCGGTTTTTCTGGGGCGACACAGTCCTTCTAAGTTACGCAGCGACACCAACTGTAGGTGCTTGGACGCATATTGCTGTTTCACGTTCAGGAACATCTTTGAAGATGTTTGTAAATGGCGTGCAAGTAGCATCAGCAACCAATTCAACTAGCCTAAGCGGAGGAACGACTGTGGTTGTCGGCGCGATCAATGCGTCTGGCTACACACAGTATTTCAATGGCTACATCTCAAACGTCCGAGTGGTCAAAGGCACAGCCGTCTATACCGCAGCCTTCACGCCCAGCACAACGCCACTCACAGCAATCACCAACACCTCACTGCTGACTTGCGCCTATAACCGCTTCCGCGATGGCAGCACGAACAACTTCACCATCACCCGCAATGGCGATGTGAAGGTAACGAACCTTGCTCCGTTTGCGCCTTCGTCTGCTTACAGCACCAGCACGAATGGTGGCTCTGCGTATTTTGATGGGAATGAAGACTTTCTTACTTCGCCGGACAATGCTGCTGTGCAGTTTGGCAGTGGTGATTTCACTATTGAAATGTGGGTTTATTTTTCTTCTGCTAATATAGCTGAACAGCAATACCTACTATTCAACGGCGCAAATGCAAATTCTTATGGGCCGTATAAATTATACTACAACGGAGCAAATAACTTAAAAATATACGGCTCTTCAAATGGATCGTCATGGGACGTTTTTAACGGGCTTAATGTAATTACTACAGTAGTAAGTGATTGCTGGTATCACATAGCACTTGTCCGATCCGGTAGTACATTTAGTGCGTATGCAAATGGTGTTCGCCAATCAACCGCCTCTGTTTCAGGTTCCCTAATCTCAACTGGAACACCAGTACGGATTGCAGCAGGTGACGCATTTGGGTCGTATAATTTTAATGGCTATATGTCTAATTTCCGTATGGTTAAGGGTACTGCGGTTTATGATCCATCGCAAAGCAGTCTGACTATCCCGACCGCACCCGTTACCGCCATCACAAACACATCCCTACTGCTGAACTTCACCAACGCGGCCATCTTCGACAACTCAATGAAGAACGACCTTGAGACTGTCGGCAACGCTCAGATCAGCACGAGCGTGAAGAAGTTTGGCACGGGTTCGATGGCGTTTGATGGTAGTGGGGACTATCTCTATCCAGCCGCAAGCCCAAATCTCGCTATGGGGACTGGAGATTTCACTGTCGAAGGATGGATTTACGCAACTGGAACGCCAAGCGATAGCCCAATTTTCGAATGCCGCTCAACAGGTAGTGCCACTGACGGGTTCACTCTGACGGCCTTTAGCTCAAGCGTAATACGCCTATTCTGTGGCAGCGCGCTCATCTCTTCATCAAGCACGACTTATGTCGGTCAATGGGTGCATTTGGCAGTTGCCCGTGTTTCTGGAACCACGACCTTTTATATCAACGGAACAAGCGTTGGCTCAACAACATCAACAATTAATTGGACGAACCAAGACGTAATTGTTGGGGGTGGGCGCTATTCCGCCGGATCGTCAATCAACGTATCATTCACAGGTTACATCGACGATTTCCGCATTACCAAAGGCGTGGCCCGCTACACCGCAAACTTCACACCGCCCACAGCGGCATTCCCGAATAAGTAACTGGAGGCAAAAATGATTGTCGCTATCGTAAATAATGGAGCCATCGAACAGACGGGTGACCTATACGTCCTGTTCCCTAACGTATCGTTCCCGGCATCAGGCCCGTCGAGCGAATGGATGGCCGAGAACAACCTTGTCCCGGTGACTTACTTCAAGGCGCATGACGCAGCCACGCAGAAGCTGGTTTCCTGCGAAGCCTATCTCGAAGGCGGAAGCGTTTACGCGGTGACTGTGGAAAGCCTCTCCGCTGATGAACTGACAGCCAAGGACGAAGCCACAAAGGCTGGCAACCGCAATGTCCGCAACTCGAAGCTGGCTCTGTGCGATTGGACGCAGCTTGCAGACGTTAACCTGACTGCTGAATGCAAGACGGCGTTTGCTGATTACCGCCAAGCCCTGCGTGATATTGACCTGCTCAATCCCGTATGGCCTGACGCTCCCGCTGAAGAATGGGTTGCCTAACAATGGATATGTCTTTCGGCGTCGATACGCTTCTTACCATCATCGCTGGCGTATTCGCCATCATTGGTGTTTGGACGCAACTGAGCAACCGATTGGCCATTCTCGAAACGAAGCTGGAATACGGCGACGAGAAATTCGGGGAAATCATGATGCACCTACGCCGGATTGAAGATAAGCTGGATAACAAGGCAGACCGCTAATGGCTGCCGCCAACTTCAATAAGTGCCTCTCGGTTATCCTTCACCACGAAGGCGGGTTCGTTAATCACCCGAAAGACCCCGGAGGCGCTACCAACCTTGGCGTGACCAAGAAGGTCTACGAAGAGTGGGTGGGGCATCCTGTTACTGAACAGGTAATGCGCAAGTTAACGCCGCAGCTCGTATCTTCACTCTACAAAGTGAAATACTGGAACGTTCTAAAGTGCGATGACCTTCCCGCTGGCCTTGATTTGTGTGTCTTTGACTTTGGGGTAAATGCAGGGACTGGTCGCTCTGCACGCTATCTACAGCGCCTTGTGGGGGCCAGAGAAGATGGCGCGATAGGTCCGAAGACACTTAGTCTTGTGAAGGCTCTGGTGACGCTAAAAGGTGGTGATAATGTCGTTGACGAATTCCAAGAAAGTCGCCGCGTTTATTACCGCAAGCTCCCGACTTTCTCTACTTTTGGCCGTGGGTGGCTTCGTCGCGTTGATGAAGTCGAAGTTGCAGCAAAGGCGATGGCGAAATGACGGGGGCTGGTATTGAAAGTGCCATTCTTAATCGCATCCGGGTCTGGTGGCGTCCTATTACCTGTGTCGGGATTGCGGCAGCGGTTTTCGTCAACGCTATCATATTGCCGCTCATGCGGAAGGAGCCGATTTCGCTTACAGATTTGGCGGCTACGATTGCGTCTTGTGCAACTATTTTCGCGGTGAGGGAATGGGGCAAAATAAATGGGGCCGATTAATCCGTTCCTTGGCTATGTGGCGGCAGGCGCTCTTGTTATTGGCATCGCCGCCGGATGGAAGGTAAAAGATTGGCAGTGCGACGCTGCCTACGCTGCTGCGCTTGAAAAGGCTGAGAAGCAGCGCAAAGAACTTCAGGGGAAAATAGATGCGGTTTCTACGCTTTACGAAGCCCAGCGGGATCAAGCCAATGTCGTGGTCGCCGGAAAAACACGGGAAATTAGGGAAATTTACAAAACGCTTCCTGCCGTTCCTGCTGATTGTGCTGTTGATGTTCGCGTTCTCCGGCTGCTCGAAAGCGGTGTCAGTGATGCCAATTCCGCAGCCTCCGGCAAACTTAGCGAATAGCTGTCCAGAGCTTCCAAAACCGCCTCAGCCGCTCTCCGATCCTGAGCGCGCCATCTGGGAATTGGAAATAATTGCCAAATATGGTGATTGTGCGCTACGTCACCGCTTGACGATTGATGCGTGGAGAGACGCGGCTCGTCAAAGCAAATGAGGGGTGAAGTATATGACAGCCAAAATTGTATCTGATGAAGAGTTTATTCAGCTTTGGCGACAAGCCAATGGTAGCCCGCGCCAAATTTCTGAATTATCCGGGATGAGCGAGCGCGTTATTTATAAACGCCGTCAAGGATTGGCCAATAAAGGCATTATTCTTCAGACATCGCCACGAGGAAACGCCGGAAGCTTCGGTTCTTGGTCGTCAAATGACATTGGACGGGCCTATAAGAACCAAAATGAGCTTTACGTTGACACTGGAAGCATCATAATCTTCTCAGACGCGCATTGGTGGCCTAATCATTGGCGCACTGTGGCCCATGAGGCTCTGCACATCCTGATTAAAGAGATAAAACCACGCGCAGTTGTCGCTAATGGCGATATTTTCGATGGCGCACGGGTTTCTCGGCACGCTCCAATGGGTTGGTCGGACCTTCCTACAGTCAAGGGTGAGCTTGAGACTTGCCAAGAGCGTATGGCTGACATTGAAATGTTGCTTCCAAAGGGCTGTGCGACATTCTGGAACGTTGGTAACCACGATATGCGCTTTGACCGAATGTTGGTTAGCAATTCCTCTGAATATGAGGGCATTGTAGAGCGTTTAGAAGACAAGTTTGACCGCTGGGACTTCGCATGGTCCCTTATGGTAAACAATAGCGTGATGATTAAGCACCGCTATCACAACGGCATTCACGCAGCCTATAACAATACCCTGAAGGCTGGCCGCTCTATCGTTACGGGGCATCTTCACCGCCTCGCCGTAACGCCTTGGGCTGACTATAATGGTCGCCGCTGGGGTGTAGATACAGGAACTCTGTCAGACCCACATGGTCCGCAGTTTGATTACGCAGAAAACAACCCGTCTCCGCATACATCTGGTTTTGCGGTATTGACCTTTAAGGACGGGTTTCTCTTGCCACCAGAGTTGTGCGAGGTGCTAAATGGCAAAGCGTATTTCCGGGGCCAATGTGTATTCGACGGAGGAGATAGCGATGACGATCTCAGCAATTGAGTTTCTCGAGCGCGCCGCTGACCTTATGCTCGAACGTGGGCAGGAGTATGATAGCCCAGAAGGTGAGCGCAGCATGGGGCGCACTGTAGCTGCCTTTAACGTTCTAACTGGAAACATCCTGTCGGAGCATGAAGGTTGGCTGTTTATGCTGCTTCTGAAGCTGTCTCGTCAGGCTCAAACGCCTCATTGGCATCAGGATAGCTCTGAAGATGCTATTGCTTACGCGGCCTTGATGGCAGAGGCATGGCAAAATGACGATGAAGATGATATAGAGATTGTGTTTAGGTTCACTCCCGACGATGACGAGTAGCTATGGCCCTTTTACCGCTGACAATTCCTCCCGGCGTTTATCGCAGCGGCACTGAGCTTCAGTCTGCTGGGCGTTGGTATGACGTAAACCTCGTCCGTTGGACTGAGGGTGCTATGGAGCCTGTTGGCGGCTGGGAGCGGCGTGGCAATGGAACGCTCACAGGCAAGGCTCGTGGCCTCTTAACATGGAAGACAAACTCTGGCGTTCGTTTTGCCGGAATTGGCACTTCCTCTAAGCTATATGTTATGACACAATCCAGCGGGTTGGTGGATGTTACACCAACTGGATTTACGGCTGGATCAGACGATGCTTCAACGGGCGCTGGTTATGGGATTGCTAACTATAGTGCTGGCTATTACGGCACACCTCGTCCTGATGCTGGTTCTGTAACGCCAGCAACCACATGGAGTTTTGATACTTGGGGCGAGTATCTCGTCGGCTGTTCTACGTCTGACGGAAAGCTATACGAATGGCAACTTGACGCTTCAACGCCAACTAAAGCTGCGCAGATTGCCAACTCACCAACTGGGTGTCAAGGCATACTTGTCACTGCTGAACGCTCTGTATTCGCTCTGGGCGCTGATGGTAACGCTCGTAAGGTTGCGTGGTCTGATCTCGAAAACAACACTGTCTGGACTGCATCATCCACCAATCTTGCTGGCAGCCAAATCCTTCAGACGACAGGTAAGATTATCTGCGCCAAGCGTGTTCGCGGCCAGAACCTTATCCTGACTGACATCGATGCACACGTTGGAACCTATGTCGGCCAGCCTTTTGTATATACATTTGAAATTGCAGGCCGTGCGTGCGGTATCGTATCTGCAAACGCGGTAGCTGTTCTTGATAACGCAGCCGTATGGATGGGCCAGAAGGGCTTCCATATGTATGACGGCTACGTCAAGCCGCTTCCGTGCGAAGTCTATGATTACGTCTTTAACAACATCAACACGAACCAAATCTCTAAGGTCTACGCTGTAAACAACGCACAGTATAACGAAGTTTGGTGGTTCTATCCGTCCGCTAACTCGAACGAGAACGACAGCTACGTTGCGTGGGATTACGTTGAAAACCACTGGACGATTGGCACGCTTGCTCGCACTTGCGGAACAGACCGCAGCGTATTCCGTAACCCGATTATGGTTGGCGCAAACGGCTACATCTATGACCATGAGGTTGGCCTAAACTACGACAGCGCGCTGCCTTATGCGGAAAGCGGCCCGGTGCAGATCGGCAATGGCGACAATATCATGTATATTAACGAGCTAATCCCTGATGAGAAAAATCAGGGCGGTGTCGTTGCCACATTCAAGACGCGCTACTATCCTAACAGCGAAGAAACGTCTTATGGGCCTTACACATTGGCTAATCCGACATCCGTTCGCTTTAATGGCCGTCAGGTTAAGATGCGCGTTACAACCACAGCGCCCGCAACGAGTTGGCGTGTAGGCACGCAGCGCGTGAATGCCGTTGCTGGGGGCCGTAGGTGACACTAAAGCTCCCGCCACCTCCCGGCACATATAATGCGGCCTATGAGGCGCAGCGCAACCGCCTTATAGAGCTGTTTGCGGGGACGACCTATATTAAGGGCCAAGATGTAGGTGTTTACCAACCTGCAAAACTCATCGCGTCCGATGCGTCGTTTGTCACAACGGATACGCACACGCCGACAACCGGCAGCCTGTCGTGGAATACGCTAGATGGGACGCTTGACCTCGGCATGGAATACGGCGTGATCCAGCAGATCGGCCAAGAGGTTTATGCCCGCGTAGAAAACATGACTGGCTCGACGCTTCCGAACGGGACAGTTGTCGGCTTTTCCGGTGTTGGCGCGAACAACGTGCTGTCAGTCACAAAATACCTTGCAGATGGGTCCACGCCAACGCTCTACATCCTTGGCGTTCTAACTCATGAACTGCCAGACAGTGGTGAAGTAGGTTATTGCACTACATTCGGCCATGTTCGCGGCATCAATACCAGCGCGTTTAGTGTGGGAGACATTCTTTACGCATCACCCACAACGGCTGGCGCGTTTACAAACGTCAAGCCAACCGCTCCTGACAATGTGGTTCCTGTTGCTGCCGTATTAAAAGTAGGGACAACGGACGGAGAGATATTTGTCCGGCCAGCGATTGAGCAGCAATACTATAACGGCCAGTTCACTAAGAACGCGACGATTACTCCAGCGGCTGCGAATACGGCATATGCGCTTGCTTGGGACACTACAGTCATCACTGAGGGGATTACGCTTACTGGAAGCCCTACGACACGCCTAACTGTGGCTCATAGCGGCCTTTATAACTTCGCTGCCCGCATCCAGTTCTCATCCAGTAACTCTAACGCCAAGTCCGCGTGGATGTGGCTGAAGAAGAACGGAACGACAAATATTGCGTCAAGCACGGCTGTAGGCTCTCTGAAAGATAGCGGTGGCTATACTGTTCTTGCCATTAACGACTTCGTATCGCTTGGTGTAAACGACTACATTGAACTTATGTGGGCAGTAGATGACACTGGGCTTCAGCCGACGAATGTTGCGGCCACAGCGTTTGCACCATCTTCGCCCACAGCCCACGTTGCAGTCACGCAGGTGCAGCAGTGATCCCAGTTTACGAGCAGTTTCACGCTCGGCGTAAATATATTGAAGATGCTCTGGAATATGCGAAGGGAACGCATACGATAGATGACATCTGGAATGGTATAGTTGACGGAACGTTTCAGTTTTGGCCCGGTGAAAAGTCGGCAATCATAACTGAAGTGCAAATCTATCCGCAGAAGAAGGCAATGCACATCTTCCTTGCGGGTGGAGACTTAAACGAACTCCTAGAGATGGAGAAGTCGGTTAGAGCCTTTGCTAAAACTATTGGCTGTAATTCGATGTCAATATCTGGTAGGAGGGGATGGCTAAGAATTTTTGAGCGTGATGGGTGGGAGGAAATTTGCACCACCATCGCTAAGGAGCTTTAAGTATGTCTAAGGGCGGCCAGACTGCTACTCAGCAAACAACGCAGCAGCTAAACCCGTTTGTGCAGGATCTGATGACACGCGGCTTCATGGCTGCGCAGAATGTGGCATCAATCCCCTATCAGGCATATACTGGGCCTCGTATTGCTCAGTTCCGCCCGCAGGAGCAGCAAGCGTTCCAGATGGCTCAAGAGGCCGCTACGGGCCGCGTTGGTGCATCTCAGCTTGAACAGGCTACGCAGGCCGCTCAGATGGCTGCTGGATACTCTCCGGCTCAATTCCAGCAGAACGTGCAGGGTTTCATGTCTCCGTATCAGGAGAGCGTTGTAGACGCCACGATGCGCCGTTTGGCTCAGAGCCGTGCGGAACGTGATGCAGCGACCCGCGCTCAGTTGGCTGGCTCCCGTGCATTCGGTAACGAACGCCGTGGTGTTTATGAAGCGCAATTGGCCGCAGAGCAGGATTTGAACACCGCTCAGACGTTGGCGAACCTTTATCAGCAGGGCTATGGTCAGGCCGCTGGTCTGGCTCAAGGGCTTCCGTCACAACAACTTGCTGCTGCAAGTCAATTGGCTGGCCTTGGTGGGCAGGCTATTTCGCAAGAGCAGGCTCGCCAGCAAATGCTTATGGGTGCTGGTCAAGCGCAGCGTCAAATGGCGCAGCAAAACCTTGATGTTGCATATCAGGACTTCCTTGCGCAGCGCGGATATCCCGTTGAGCAGCTCAAAATACTTCAGTCTGGGATCGCTGGTGTTCCGGCTACAACATCTTCTTCAACAACCAGCACGACACCCGGCCAAGGGTTCCTCGGCACGGCTGGCGATATTGTTGGTATCCTTGGCGGCCTCAAGAAACTTGGGATTTTCTAATTATGGCTCTTTTTGGCAATAATATGCAGCCGATGGGCGAAATGACAGATGCTGAACAGCTTGCTCAGTTGATGCAGGGCAATCTGAAGGGCCAGCTTTCGTCCGCTGATAAGCTCTCCGCTCTTGGGGCGTTGCTCAAGTCAGTGTCACGCGGCTCAACAACTTCTCCCGCGCAGGTTATTCAGGGCGTTCAGGCTCAGAAAATGGCTGAAGTTCAGGGGCGCTTGCAACTCCAGCAGCTTCGTCAGCAGGCGCAGCGTAAAGCAGAGCTTGACGCATTGAAGCAGCAATATGTTGCCAATGTAAAAGACCCGCAGATGGCTCGCGCTATCCAGTTGATGAGCGATGACGATTTCAGCAAGTTGATTATTGAGCAGAATAAGGCTCAAGCTCCAACTCGCTTGTCATTTGATCCACTTGGCCGTCCTCGTGATCCGTTCACTGGCGCTATCGTTAATCCGACTGCTCGTTTGCAAGGATTACCGACTGTTGCCAGCGATGAGGAATATAACGCACTTCCGTCTGGAACGGCATTTGTTGACCCTGAAGGCAATATTCGGAGTAAACCATAATGGGATGGCGTGACGCACCAATTGTAAAGGCTGCTCCTGAAGCACTTCAGAGGCCCATTGATCCAACGCAAACGCCCGGTTTTCAGGCATCTGTAGCTGGCGCAACGGCCCGCGCCCGTGCAGGCGTGGAGGCTGAAACTCCTCCTCCCGGCTATCGCTGGGCAGATGCAACGCGCACGCGGCTTGTTCCTATTCCCGGCGGCCCTGCTGATAAGGCGCAGCCAACGCTCAATACGCAACAAAAGCTATCCGCTCGCGAAGATGCCGCATATCGTGTGGCGTTAGCTCGTCAGTTAAAAGAAAACACAAAGGGCCTTACTGGGACAGGGCTTTTTGGTCCATTATTTTCGAATTTTGGCGGAACGAGATCGGCAGATGCTGAAGCTGTAATTGAAAATCTGCGTCAAAAGGGTGCCATGGCAGCAGTTCTTGAAATGCTTCAAGAAACTGGCGGTAAGAACCCATTCACACCTATGAGCCAAGGCGAAGTCGCTATTATTGCTGGTTCAAAGATACCTCCTATGGGTATTAATCTTAGTGATAAGGTAAATCAGCAATCGGCAAATCAAATCGAGCGCGCCGGATCAAGGGCATATAAGCTACTTGGTGGAACGCAGGCGCAGTTGGAGGCTGACATTAACCGCCTTCTTGGCCGCGCACAGACAACAAATCGCGCAAATGCTGGGGTTAAAGTCGAAAGGGTTCGCTAATGGCGAAGAAGAGTGCCACTTATCGCGTTTCCCTTCCTGATGGGCGCGTATACAACGTAACTGCACCAGAAGGCACTCCGCGTAACGAGCTTATTCGTATTGCTCGCGAAAGCGAATTGCCGCAGCGCACAACTGGCTTTGGCATTCCGGCAATTGATGTTCCGCTGTCCGCTTTGAATGAAGCCGTTATTGGTGGCGTTCAAGGCTTGTCTCGAATGACATCAGCCATCACAGACCCGGTTATTGAGGCTGGCCTTAACCTCATTCGCCCCGGGCTTGGAACAAGTGGTCGTCAGGCGACTGAGGAAACCCGTAGCCGCATTGAGCAGGAGGCATCTCGCCGCACAGTAGCCCGCCCAACGCCTTTGGCTCGTGAAACTGGTCAGGTTCTTAGTTCTTTTGCTGCCGGTGCTTTGCGCGCCCCTTCTGCCGTTGCCCGTATCGCTCCTCGTGCGGCTCCAGCGATTACTCGCGCTATTCAAGGAGCTGTTGGCGCTCAGGCAGTTCCAACTCCCGGTCTGACGCAGGCGCAATCCGCCCTATTGGGTGGAGCAACTAACGTCATCCTTCCTCCTGCTCTACAGGCTGTTGCCCGCACTCGTCCGGCTCAGGCCGCACTTGGCGCAGTATCTCGTGCTGCTGCCCCTGTTGTTGGCGCTCTCGATGAAGGCGCTACAGCTCTTCGCCGTGCTGTTGGAATTGAGACACCTGTGCGCGCTCCAATCCAAGCTGCGCCAGTGGCAATGCAGGCTGCAGAAGTCCCAATTTCTCGTATGGCCCTTCCAGAGGCCACTCAGCAAGCCATCCCGCAAGTTGAAGAAGCTCTTGGTCGTGAAGCTGCCCAGCGCCTCCGTAACTTTGAGCGGATTGGTGTAACGCAGCCTACAACCGGCATGATTACTCGCGAGCCGGGTGTTTGGCAGTTTGAGCGCAACACAATGGGCCAAGTAAATGTTGGCGAGCCTATTCGTGACGCGATTGTTAAGGTCAACGATGAGATCAATCAGGCCGCAACAGACCTTATCCAAAAGGTTGGCGTTGCAGATGACGTTGAAAAGGTTGGCGCACTTGCCGCAGAGGCCCTTCGTAAGAAGGAGCAGGATATGCAGCGCGTTGTGGGTCAGTTGTATAAAAACGCTCGTGAACAATATGGCGAAAAGTCTGCCGGTCCTGTTCAGAACTTCCTAAGCCAACTTGATAACCCCGACTTGGTTGACAACGAAGCGTTTGATACAATTCGGAACAGCATCACTAAGCGCCTTCAGCGTTATGGCATGACCGGCGATAGCGGCCTACCGCGCCAAGATGCCGTTATGACAGTCGGCCAAGCTGAAGAAATGCGGAAATTCATTGGCGGACTTGGAAACGCGACAGACCCAAACATTCGTCGTATCCGTGCGCAGCTTATTGAGGCGCTCGACGATGACGTTGTAGCTGGGTTTGGAGATGACGCATTTAAGGTTGCCCGCGCAGCCGCAAAGCAACGCTTCACAGAATTTAAGGATACGTTGGCTGGCAAGATGGGTGCTGGTGACGTTGCACCAGAGCGTATTACGCAGCGCCTCATGTCTGCATCAACGCCGTTGTCAGACTTCCGCAACCTGAAGGCAACTCTTCTTACGGGTGAAGCTGATCAGGTTGCTCGTGGTCAGCAGGCGTGGTCTAGCATTGGCGCACAGGCTCTGAACGATCTGTTTTCGTCTGCCCGCGTTGGCGAAAACATGGTATCAGGCGCTCGTTTGCTAAAGAACTTTAATAAGAACATTGCTCGGTATCGTGAACTTCTCAATCGTGAAGAATACGTCACCTTGAACCGCATTGTTCGCGCTGCTCGTGACGCCACTGTTCCTGTTGACTTTTCAAACGTGAATACGTCTGGGACAGCGACAGCACTTGCAAACCTGTTTGCCGATCCCATCAAGGGCGGACGTTCTGGCGTTAAGACCATGATTGCTCACCTCGCGGCTGGTTTTGCTGGTGGTCCAGTTGCAAACGTGGCTGTTGCTGGCGCTCAAGAGGCTGCTAGAACGGCAGCAGAGCGCGCAGCCGCAGATGAGGCGGTTCGCCGTGCATTGCTTACCACACAGCCTCTAAACGTTGCCCAAGCGGTTCGTGCTAGTGCAATGCCGCAGCCTGTAGCAGCTCCGGCTCGTGGGATGACTTTCCCCGGCATCCTTGGTTCAATTTACGGACCGGCCTTCCCACCAGAAGAAGAGATGTAATGAATAAAAACCTCGCCGCTCACGTTGACGCAATGGCTGCAAAGTATGGCGTTCCTGCGTCCCATGCTCGTGCCATCTTCCAGATTGAAAGCTCTGGAGGAAAGAATATGGGGCGCTCAAAGGCTGGCGCTCGTGGCCCAATGCAGTTGATGCCAGCCACAGCCAAAGAGCTTGGCGTGAATATCGACGATCCGTTTGAAAACATTGAAGGCGGCGTGAAATACTACTCTCGTCTTCTAAAGCGTTTTGGCGACCCAATTCTTGCCGTTGCAGCATACAACGCTGGCCCACGCAATGTTCGTGAAGCTGGTGGCGTTCCAAAGTTTAAGGAGACACAAGACTATGTTCGCAAGTTTACGAGCATGGTGGGCGCTCCTAACCTCATGGACAAAGTGGCTCCACAGGTAGCACGCTCTGCTCCCGGTAAGCCTTTGACAATGAAGTTGGATGAACCGGCTCCGTTCATGGGTAAGCCAGTAGACGTAGAAGCTGAGACGGAAAGCAACTTCGCTTCGCTGTTGGCAAAAATTGGCATAGGCGGAAAACGCAAGCGCCAGACGAAGAAAACCCCCGGCATTCTTGATGGATTGTTTTAATGGCTAAGAAAGCGGCTAAGGATAACCCGTGGACACCTCAGGCGCGTAAGAAGCGCCGTCATGCCAAGCCCGGTCTGCGCCATCGCAAGAAGTTAGGGCCTCGCTCGCACCTTAGATAAAGAAAAGGGCCTAGTTCCCCCAACGAGACTAGACCCTTTTCCCACCTTGAGGAATGGTGTGGCCTTTTCCTTTTAAGGCTTAATCATTCGTCGTCAATAGCATTTAAAGGTGTTTCTGGAGGAAGTTCTTCTGGCAGGCGAGCATAATCCTCTCCTGCATTAATCAATTCCTTCAGAGCTGTTTGGACAAGCTCTCCGCCATCCCACTGCCCAGTAAGCACGCCACGATACACAACTGAACCTTCACGATAGTTGTTAGCGACCTTTACACGCGCTTCTGTGAGCAGTTTGCTCATAACGTCCTCCATCAAAATGGCGCTTCGTCGTCAAGATAGTCATCACGCTGATAGCCGTTTTGCTTTGCCTTGTCATGAGCAGTCGGCTGACGAGCTGGCGCATCATTGCGAGACATAAGCTCGAGTGCATCTTGATCGACAGTAACGTTATACTGCGCCTTGCCTTCGTATTCGCCAATGACCAAGCTGCCTTCGACGGCAACCTTAGTTCCTTTGGTAAGATATGTGTGAAGCGATTGGGCGCGCTTGCCCCACAGAGAGCAGCGGAACCAATTCGTCTGCTTATTGTCTCCGTAGCCCTGTGAAACGCCGACAGGGAACGAAAGCACTTCATCTCCGTTCTTGGTTTTCTTAAACTCTGCATCGCGCCCTAGTGCGCCAGTGATAAATACCTTTTGCATCTTACATCCCCAATGCTGAAATATAGGTGTCCAGAACAGCTTCCCATTCTTGACGCTCGTGCTTTTCCATTGCGCGGAGCTTGATAATCTGGCGCATAATCTTTGCGTCATAGCCCCGGTTCTTGGCTTCCGAGTAAACCTCACGGATGTCGTCGGATACTGCCTTCTTATCTTCTTCGAGGCGCTCAATGCGCTCAATCAACAAACGCAGTTCATCTGCTGCAACCATTTCACTCATAATAATCACTCCAGTTAACGCCATGCTTTGAGCCATAGGCATAGATAAATTCAATCAGGTCTGACATTTGGGCCTTAGTTAGCCGTGATGAGCTGAACCCTAGTGGAAATGGCTTTCCGTCAATCCCATGCTCGAAGGCTACTTCGTGACCGCAGGCAGCCATAAAGATGCACTTCCAAATCTCAGGGATATGAACACGGCCTTCCGGCTTTGCTCTGCTGACATCCGACAGCATGGCCCACATCTTAGCGTTCTGGTCGTCACTCCGCTTCTCTGGGCTAATCTTGACCACAGCGTTAACCGGGGCCTTGTCGATTAGCGCCTTAGCCAAGTCTCTCTGATACTGGCCGCGCAAGTGAACCACCTGTGACATTTCTAATCTCCTTCTCTCGTTTCTAGTTTGTGGCGGTGAGGGCTTTTACTGAAAAACTCTTCCGCTAGGGCCTTCATATTGATGCCGTGGGCTTTCTCAAACGTTTCTTCACCCTGCATATGTTGCTGAGAATGGCACGACTTGCAAAGACTAATTGTCCACTTGTCGCTAGGCTTGATGCCCATACCGCCATCAGTCCCCTTGCGAACGTGCGCTACTTCGATTGCCTCAGTAGACCCACACGCGCAGCAGGCGAACCCACGAACCCAAGCCCTATGCGCTGGAGAGCGTTTTCCCTTCTCAGCCTTATCTGACTTGTTTTTAATGCGCTGTGGAAGCATTCGCCAATTCCTTGAGTGTATACCTCGCAACGCGGCGCTCTTCTCCATGCCGGTCCATGACGTAGTTCCACGACATATCAATATGATGCCCTTCATCACGAAGGTCTTTGATACGAGCAGCAAGGCGCATAATGCCCATTTCTTTCATGGCTTCCATTGGGCCGATTGGGGCCTTCTTCAGCCAAGCCAAAACCATTTCATTCTGTGTCATGTGAAAACTCCCTGTTGAGTTGCTCAATTTCACGCTCCACTTCCGTCAGAAACTCAGTCACCTTCGCCTCAAGTTCTGCGATGGCGGCATCATCTCTTTCTACGCGGATGACAAACAGTTGCAGATGTTCTGGCAGGCGCGGGTCGAATGACACGAAGTCGCACCATTGCCGATCCGTGCAGCGCATTTGCCACAACATCTGGTTCATATATTTGCTGGGAGCCTTCTTGGCCTTCAGCGTCTCTATATGGGTTGTCGTGTTAGGACACTTAATTTCTATGAGGCCATCATCGCCTACAAGGCCATCAGGGCTTGCGTGAGTATGCTTTAGCACTGGATGGATGGCGATACCCATTTCATCTACGAATGTGCCTGTATGGGCCTCATAAGCCTTTCTGGCAGCATCCTCCTGCGCCGTTCCCCATTCCATTGCCGCATTCTTAAACGTCTCCGCAGGAACACCTGTAAGACGCTCTGCGATAATGCGGTTCTTTAGGTTCTCACGGGATGCTCCCCATCCCGACTTAGTGGTGGCCAGAGCCTCATTAAGCTGACTAGCTCCTAGTGATCCGCAACGAGCCAACAGCCATTCTTCGCTCCCCTGTTCCATAATCAGCCCTTCTTCTTCTGCAACACGCCTACAACGTAATTGTATTGGTCAAGCGTCATCTCATTGAGGCCATTAATCTTGAGCTTCTTGCAGATGGCCACAACATCGCTCTGCGTAGCTGCAATCAGATCTTGGACATTCTCAAGTTGATCCCGGTCAATGCGCTGGGCGTTATAGTTCGTTGGCTTGGCAGATGCGGCGTTGCCATCGTCATCTTCCGTCGCAAGGCCGAACGCCAACTGGAGGCCATAGCGGCGAGCATAGCTGTTTGCAGAGCCATATCCATGTGCATTGTTCTTTTCTGCCGGGACGAAATAAATACCAGCAGACAACTCACCAGTATCGTGAATGTAGAATGTCTCTACTGCACTTCCGCCATCACGATCATGAGAAAATTGGCGAAACCACAAGCCGTGCTTACGGATCGGCTCAATTGCCTCCACGATTGCGCCAAAGTCTGCATACTTTGATTTAAACGCAGGATTGGCCTTGTTCTTCTTTGCGCTTTCCAGCTCAGGTAATGCAGCGGCTAGTGCAGCTAAAATTGTTTTATGTTCCGTCATCTTACTTTCCCTTCAAGCTCTTGAGGCGGTCTTGCAGTTCTTCTGCAACATCTGGGTGGTGGTCTGCGATGCTTGCCAGCATAAGAATGAGATAGCCGAGCTTGAACGATGCCGTGTCGCCATAAGGCTCACCGCGTTCTGCATCTAATATTGCGAGAATGGTTTCGTGGTTAGACATTTCTAAACTCCCTTCGTTTCTAACTCGCTCAACATACAACCTGTTTTGGTTAATGCAAGAGAAAAAATATCGTTGACATATTATTTTTTAAGCACCATTTGAGGGGAGCGAAAAGGAGTTTTAAATGCACACACGAGTAAGGGAACTATTGGGTATGGCCGCTTATTGGGGCATCACCCGTCGAGCAATCGCAAAAAAAGCAGGAATTGCTGAGACGACATTTACTAACTGGCGCACAAACTGCCCGCGCCTTACAACACTTGAGCAAGCCGAGAAGGCGCTTGAGCAATTGATTGAAGAGCGGGGCTATCTCAATGAAAAAGTGGAAGGCTAAAAAGGCTTACTGCGCTGAGGGGCATAAGCATGACAGTTTGTCAGAGGCTAAACGCTGTGACCAACTTCATGAAATGCTCAGGCGCGGTGACATTAGCGACCTAATCGTGTGGCCTCAGTTCTTCTTTGTCATCAATGGACGGCAAGTGAAGCACGATAACGGACGCAGGTTAGGGGTGAGGTTAGATTTCGGTTACGTCCAGCACGGCAGGGAGATTGTCGAGGACGTAAAGGGAAGCAACAAGGCTATGGATAGCCGCGATTGGCCTATACGAAAGGCTGTGTTTAGGGCGCTATTCCCTACATATGAGCTTAGAGAAATAAGGCCGGAGCGGAGGAAGGGAGTAACTCAACGCCCCGGCCACGCCACCACCGCAGCGTGTGATGATGATATAGAAATGAAGGGCAAAAAACAATGATAACCATCAAGCACAATCGAAAAATGCCTACGCAGGAATACAAGCCAAAGTTCGAGTGGCCCATCTCTAGCGCGCCTGTCGCTCCACCAGCGCCAGAGGTTAAGGTTGCGCCTAAGATTATCAGTGAAAAGGGCAATGCGCTCATCAAGCAGGTTATGGATGAATATGGCGTAACCAGAGAGGAATTATTCAGCAGTTCACGCGTTAAGCCAATCATCACAGCGCGCCGTCATTTGATGTCATTGATGCACGATAAGCTAAACTGGAACGCGCAGCGCATCGCTCATTTCATGGGTGTAGACCGCACGACAGTAAGCCATCACATTGGCCTGCGTCGTAGTTCAATCGTGAAATATGGCTCTTTTAAGATGCCGTGAGCTGTGGTATTGTTTGCGGGCTGGGGAGAGTTTGCCGCTCTCAGACCCAGCCCTAACATCGCCTATGGAGGAGGCAACGCTGATGAGATTATCTAGACAAAGCCATCTCTCCCTGCAAGCTAAAGGGGATTGAGATGCACTATTTTCAATTTAATATTGGCGATTACGCCAGCCACACTCGCCATCTCACTCCGATGGAGGATTTGGCTTACCGACGGCTGCTCGACCTTTACTATCTAAAAGATGGTCAAGTGTATGGCGATGAGGCTGAAGTCGCTCGTCAAATTGGCTTGCGTGAGTATATCCCAGAGGTAACTCAGGTGCTTCAGGACTTCTTCTGCATTGGAGAAGATGACCGCTGGACGCATGACCGCTGTGACGCAGAAATGGCTGATTACCGCCGTTTTTTGGAGAAGCAGAAGGAGAATGGGAAGCTGGGTGGCCGTCCACCTAAAAACCCAGAAAAACCCACCGCTAACCCAGACCTAACCCAAACTGAACCCAAAAAAACCCTAACCACTAACCATAAACCACTAACCACTAACCAAGATATATCCTCTAACGAGGATATGTCATCTGACGATGACGCCCCGGTCAGACCTCAAGAAATTATTGATGCTTGGAATTCGATGGCAAGGCGAGTTGGTCTGTCTGAGATCAAGGTGCTTAATTCAAAGCGAATGGTGTCGTTGAAGGCTAGGATTAGGGAATGCCCTGATGTGGAAACATGGTCTGTAGCATTACAGAACATCGAAAGGTCAAAGTTCCTACGCGGTGAGAATGACAGAGGCTGGAAGGCCAACTTCGACTTTTTGCTTCAGCCGTCGAGCTTCACCAAACTTATCGAGGGAAGTTACAATGTCTGAGTTTCGCTACGGCAGCGTTTGCTCTGGCATTGAGGCGGCAACGGCTGCTTGGCATCCACTTGGCTGGGAGCCAGCCTTTTTCAGCGAGATCGAACCTTTTCCACGCGCTGTCTTGTCTCACCACTATCCAGATGTTCCTCTACATGGGGATTTTACAACAATTGAGGGGAATGAATATGGACCAATTAAGCTTCTTGTCGGAGGAACCCCGTGTCAGTCCTTCTCAATCGCTGGCCTCAGAGGAGGATTGGATGACAATCGTGGCAACCTGGCGCTTGAGTTTCTTAGGCTTGCTGACAGAACACGGCCCAGATGGTTGGTTTGGGAGAACGTCCCCGGTGTCTTGTCATCGCATGGAGGACGGGACTTTGGCTCCATCCTCGGGGGCATGGTCGAACTCGGGTATGGGTTCGCCTACCGAGTGCTTGACGCTCAATACTTCGGAGTGGCCCAGCGCCGCCGCCGTGTGTTCGTTGTCGGATGTCTTGGAGACGCAGCCCGTGCCGCAGCGGTTCTCTTTGAGCGCCACTGCTTGTCAGGGGATACTGCGCCGATCTCTACGAAGGAAGGTGACTTTTACAGATGTGGTCAAACATCATCTGGAGGCTGTCGCTCAATCTCAACCAGCAAGCCAACAATCATAAATTCCTTAACTGCTCATGGCGGGCATAGGAATGAGGTAACAGATATTGCGAGCGGATTTGCTGTCCCCTTTTTCATTGACGGAAAGCCAGCCATCAGGAGGCTGACACCAGTTGAATGCGAACGGCTGCAAGGGTTTTCTGACAACTTCACACGTATCCCCTGGCGGAACAAATCAGAAGATGACTGCCCCGATGGACCACGTTACAAAGCACTGGGAAACTCAATGGCTGTTCCAGTTATGCGCTGGATTGGCGAAAGAATTAAGAAGGTAGAGGAACTATGAACAATCGTTTGGAAAAGACTGCTTCAGTAGCAAAATATGGCTTGGATATGCTGCACGCCCACTGCCAGACGTTAAACGGCTACAAGTGGGTGCAAGCCTCTGGGAAGCGTTACGTCATCGCAAAGGATGATAATGGGCGCCATTACCTAGACCTACGGCTTGCGAAGGATGCCTAAGAACACTGGCCGCTGCCCACCATTCGAGTTGGTGGATATAATCTTCCGCAACGGAGAGATACGCAGAGCCGTTGACCCACAGAGGTGGAGATGGAAACCAATGGAGTTTGAACACGATTGGGAGATTGTCCGCTGGCAGCGCAGTTTTGTTAAAGACGAAAAAAAATAACATAAATGTATTGACGAATGTGTTTTAGGCGTTAGGATGGCCTCATTGGAACGGCAATTCCGCCAAGTTCCAACGGCCTAGGGAGGGCCAAAAAAATGTTCGCTTCTTCTCTTAACGAAGCCTTTTCCTCTGCAACTCCAGGAGCCTGCAAGGCTTTGGTTGCTCAAGGCATCAACTTTACTGTTGCTGTGGAAAATGCTCGTGGAGAGTGGTTCCTCCTTCATGCCGAAAGTCAGTCTCATGCGTCTGATTTGGCCCACCACTGGGTTAACACAATGGGCGCTCGCGGTGCCTCTTGCTGGCGCATCTTTGAAGATGGTATCGCGCCAAAGAAGTTTGCCCTTGTTGTTCCAGAAGTAGAATGGGCTGAATAAGCCCATTCATTAGAAACGAAGAGGACTTAGAAATGGAAAACGCAGATATTCAAAAAGGCATCATGCTGGAGCGCCAGCGGATTATTGACCGGCTAGAATACGGCGTTCGTGAAATTCGGCACTCTCTTGTTGGAACTGGCCGTGACTGGGAATTGGTCGCAGAGTTTCTTGAGGAAGAAATTGCCGTAATCAAAAGCAACGAACATTAAGGGAGGTTAGAAATGAACATCACTTGCAAAGAGGCGATATTCACCACGCTTTGCTCATTCGCTATCGGCTGGTGCGCTGTTGTCGCTCTCACGAAGGAGTTGGCGCTGTGATTAGCTACCGCGACTATCTCGACCTCAAAAAAATCCGACCAATCGTCATTGAACGCACGACCAAACGTAAAGGCGACAAGGTAATCACCAGTAGCTACAAAAAGGCGGAGGTTGTGAAATGAAAAGCGCCATCATGATACGCAAGACATCTCCCATCTCGGTAGCCAAGCTGCCTAATAAGTGGGACAGCGAAGAATACTACAAGAGGCTGATGCTCGCGAGCGCAAAGGCTGAATGCCAAGCTATCATGGACACAGGCAAGACATATGGCCCAATGACCGAAGCGCAGCAAATTGCGTCTATCGAATGGGCTTATGACGTAAAAGTATCAAGACTTTGAGGGAGAGAGATATGCAGACGATTTATGACATTGTAGCCGCGCTGGTGGCTTTATTTGTAGCCGTGTTCGTTGTTGTATTCGCTGGCATCGCTGCCGTTGAGGTCGCATGGAAGGTGTTCGGAAAATGAGCGACGGACTGATAATGAGCATAATTTTAATTGTCTGGGGTTTATCTTGTTATGCAGTTTGAATTTATGTCGGAATGGGAATGTCGTGATGACTGACACGCCACCAGACTGGGTTCTGACCGAAGCTGCGAAGCGGTGTGGGATCAGGTGGTCAGGAACCGATGACTTGCGCAAACTTTATGCGGATAAGGAGTGTTATCGCGCCTATTCAGCCCTATGCGACATGATCCAGAAATACGAGCAGCCGCCCGTTGATCGGAAGCTGTTGTGTGCGCGTGAGGCTATGGCCGAACCTTTGCACGATATTACCGCCAGCAGCTTCCGCGCAGGGGAGAAGGATGACTGGGACGCGATTAAGGCTTGCATCCGCGCCATCGAACTTTGGGAAGAGGGGTTTGGCCGTGATTGAAAAGGAGATGTTCATTAAGAACGGCAAGATCATACCGGCTGATGACGTTTACCTAGACCAACGCAATGCAACCATCGAAGCCCAAGCGGTAGAGATCGAGCGGACTGGGCAGCGCATCTTGATGTGGCTTGGCGCATATCGTGACGGGCTTTCAAAGGATGCAATAGCAGACTTGCAATCCATTGCCCGCGCAGCACTGGGAGAAGGTAATGACTGACCCAATCGTCCTGCGAGTAGATAACGACCTAGCTGATCAAATCGTAACTGTATGGCTAAAGCAGCATATGGAATGGATGCTAGACGCATACGATAATGCACATTGCGAAGAGGACAAAATTGAGGCTTGTGCTGACTTCCTTTCAATGCACCGGGTGCATCAATATGTCAGCGGAGAGTTAGATGACGGACAGAGAGAAAAAGTATCTGAACTACAGAAAGGCGCTATTGCCTGAGCAAATCGAAAGAGCGAGGCGTAGATACATCGGCTTAGTCCGAGAAGCACGCAGGCTTGAGATGAACTGGGTATTAACGAACAAGGAACTCTACGGAGAACTGGAGGAGTTGTAAGGCGTAAACAAACGAAGGAGAAAGAGATGAAGAAGGTTCTTATTGCAATCGCGTTAGCATCAATGGCCGCACCGGCAGCAGCGCAAGGGTTTACATATTACCTTGTCGAGCAGTGGGTGCAGAACGGAAATCGTTTCTGTCGCTACAGCAATGGCGCGGTTATCGCTGCTGGCTACTCGATCTGCCCACTTTCAATCCGTGGCCTATAACAAGCTATTTAGGAGGGGTAATTTATCATGATTGAATTAGCTTACATTCTTGGAGGCTTCGCAGGAGGCTTCGTTGTTGGATATATCGTTTGTGCTATAATCCTTGGAGAACGGATTGAGGTGCTTCAGGATGAAATGCGAACCTACACAGACCGAGACGAGCTTGGCCGCTTCAAAGGCTCAATGCGAAAACTCAAATACGATTAAGCACCATATCAACTGCGCCGTAACACGCTGGGGAGATATACGTTCTTGGTGTGATTGCGGTGCAGTGTTGACAAATCACCATGCAAGGGCGAAATAGCGCGCATGGAAGACACCATTAAAAAATTGGAAAGTAATGGGAAGTTTGTCGAGGGCCATCCCGGTGGTCCCGGCAGACCTAAAGGCGTTCCTAACAAAACCACGCGTCTTGCTAAGGCTGTGATCGCGGAAGCAGCAGATCGCCTTGGAGGCCCTGACCGATTGGTAGAGTGGGCGAAAGAAAACGCAGGAAACGAACGTGTCTTCTGGGGGACAATCTATCCGAAGCTGCTACCTCTGCAGGTAAACGCTGAGATTGAAGGGAACATAGCCGTTCGCGGCGCTCTGGTATGGAAGACACCGAGCTAAAAAACATTGAAAGCCCGTATGAGCCGCGAAAGCAGTTCATGCCGCTTCATTTGCGTGAGAGGCGCTGGGCAATCGTTGTTGCTCACCGACGCGCCGGGAAAACTGTAGCCTGCGTTAACGACCTAATCAAAGAGGCTGCGTGCTGCATTAAGCCAAACCCACGCTTCGCTTACATCGCGCCACAGCTCAACCAAGCTAAAGACATCGCATGGCAGTATCTCCTCGAATACACCGAATGCTTTGGGGCTGAACGCAAGGTAAACGCCTCCGAGCTTTGGATTGAGTTGCCGAACAATGGCGCTCGCATCCGCATCTATGGCGCTGACAACCCGGATCGCCTGCGTGGTATCTATCTCGACGGCTGCGTGCTTGACGAGTTTGGTGATATGAACCCGACAGTCTGGACACAGGTTATTCGCCCTGCTCTCTCAGACCGCAAAGGCTGGGCCATCTTCATTGGCACGCCAAAGGGCAAGAACGTATTCTACGACCTATGGCAGAACGCTGAGACTGATGAAGATTGGTCGCGTCTCATGCTTAAGGCGACAGAGACGAAGCTACTTGACGACAAGGAACTCAACGATGCTCGCCGCATGATGAGCGAAGAAGAGTTTGCGCAGGAATACGAGTGCAGCTTTGAAGCGGCCATCAGAGGTGCTTACTATGGCAAAGAACTTAGCGAAGCCGACGCAGATGGTCGAATTACATCTGTTCCTTATGACCCATCTCTACCAGTCCACACTGCTTGGGACCTTGGTATGTCCGATAGCACAGTTGTCTGGTTTATACAGGCTCACGGCGGGGAGACACGATGGATTGACTGCCTCAAAGGCGAAGGGGTTGGTCTCGACTGGTATGTAAAGCAGCTACAGGACAAGCCTTACATCTGGGGGAACCACTATCTTCCACACGACGTTCGCGTCCGTGAGCTTGGCACTGGCAAGAGCCGCTTAGAGGTTTTGCAGGAGCTGGGGCTGCGGAATGTCGAGATTGCGCCACGAATGGACATCATGGACGGCATTCAGGCTCTACGCCTACTGCTACCGCGTTCGTGGTTCGATAAGAACAACTGCAAGACCGGCATTGAGGCACTGAGAATGTATCGGCGCATATACGACGACAAGCGCCAAGAGTTTCAATCTCATCCATTCCACGACTGGACATCCCACTACGCAGACGCTGCAAGATACTTTGCCATAGCGCATCGCGAGCAAATGGGTTATACAGCACCGATTAAACGCAACATTCGTGGTATTGTTTGATGAAAACTCCTGCATGGCAGCGCAAAGAGGGCAAAAGCCCATCTGGGGGCCTCAATGCGAAAGGCCGTGCATCAGCTAAGGCTCAAGGTATGAACCTGAAAGCCCCTGTTAAGTCTGGTGATAATCCTCGGAGGGCCTCATTCCTAGCACGCATGGGCAATATGCCCGGTCCAGAGCGTAATGCGAAGGGCGAACCGACCCGCCTTCTACTATCGCTGCAAGCGTGGGGTGCGTCATCTAAAGCAGACGCGAAGGCCAAAGCTAAAGCCATTTCCGCCCGTAACAAGGGAAAATCCAAATGAAGAATGGTTTATACGCGAATATCCACGCCAAGCGGGAACGTATCAAGGCTGGCTCTGGGGAGAAGATGCGGAAGCCGGGGACTAAGGGTGCGCCAACCGCTTCAGCCTTCAAGGCTGCTGCTAAAACTGCAAAGGTCAAAAAGAAATGAAGAAACTCGACGCTGCCGCAAAGAAGATTGCTAAGGTTATGGGCGAATACAAGCGCGGCACTCTGCACGCTGGTGTTAACCCGAAAGGCCCTGCAAAGGCTCCTCTCGCCAAATCCCGCAAGCAGGCTATTGCGATTGCAATGTCTGAAGCCGGTAAGATGAAAAAGAAGTAAGGCTACCACATGGCATATCGCAAGAACTCAAAGCCGTCGAAGGCGCAAGTTGCCGCAGCCTCCTATCAGGACACAGGTGTTCCGAACGGGAATACCGAAGGCAGCAGCATGGACGATATGCCTGATGATGAAATGTCTATGGAGCTTCCCGATGGCGCAGAGCTGTCGGTAGAAGATGGCGGCATTGAAATGGAAATGCCTGAAGAAGAGGCGATGTCTGAAGAAGAAATTCAGAATATCGTTTCTGGCGAGATTGATGACGCTCAATCCTACATTGACGACGTAATCAGCCCAGAGCGCGCAGAAGCAGGCCAATACTACAAAGGTGAGCCTTTCGGTAACGAAGAGGAGGGCCGCTCTCAAGTCGTGTCGATGGATGTCCGCGACACTGTGCAGGCCATCATGCCGTCGATTATGCGTGTGTTCTTCGGCTCGTCAAAGGTTGTGGAATACGCTCCGAACCGCGCTGAAGACATTCAGATTGCAGATCAGGCGACTGATTACGTCAACTACTGCCTGACACGCGACAACAACCTATTCATCCACGCTTACGCCATGTTCAAGGATGCTCTCATCCGTAAGAACGGCTTTGGTAAGATTTGGTGGGATGAGACTGAGAAGGTTGAAACCTACGAGATCGACGGCATTGATGAGAACGGCTACATGGTTCTCATGTCCGACCCTGATGTTGAACTTCAGGAAGTCGAAGTCGAATACATGGAGCAGGAGATGGCAACGCCTGAGGGCATTGTCACTGTTGTCCAGATGCCGACCTACAGCGCAAAGGTTGTTCGTCGCACGAAGGAAGGCCGCCTCAACGTAGCGGCGCTGCCGCCAGAAGAGTTTCTGATTGACCGGCGCGCTAAGTCGCTGAACGACTTCGACTTTATCGGCCATCGTCGCTACATGACCGTCTCTGAGCTTGTGGCTATGGGCTATGAGCAGGACGAAGTTGAGCAACTGGGCTACGAAACTCAGGATGACTTTGAAGGCAACCAAGAAGCGTTTGACCGCAACCCGCAAGCAACCATTCTTGGCGCTGGCCGCACGGATGTTGCAAGCCGTAAGGTTCTCTACATTGAAGGCTATCTCTACATTGACGTAGATGGCGATGGCATTGCTGAACTGCGCAAGGTCTGCGTTGGTGGCTCTGCCTACAAGCTGCTGCATCAGGAAGCTGTAGACGACCATCCATTCTTTGACTTCTGCCCAGACCCAGAGCCTCACACGTTCTTCGGTATGTCGATTGCAGACGTTGTGATGGACATTCAGCGCATCAAGTCGTCAATTATGCGCAATACGTTGGATAGCTTGGCTCAGTCGATCTATCCGCGCATGGGTGTCGTTGAAGGTCAGGTGTCGATTGAAGACGTTCTGAACACTGAAGTTGGCGGCATCATCCGCATGAAGCAGCAAGGCGCTGTGCAGCCGTTCGTTACGCCGAATGTGTCGAGCGCCGCATTCCCCATGCTCGAATACATGGATGCCGTTAAGGAGAGCCGCACAGGCATTACGAAGGCATCTGCTGGTCTAGACCCCAATGCTCTGGCTAACTCCACTGCAACGGCTGTTAACGCGACTGTAACGGCCTCTCAGCAGCATATTGAGCTAATCTGTCGCTTGTTTGCCGAAACTGGCTTCAAGACAATGATGACCAAGGCGCTGAAGCTATTGGTGAAGAACCAAGACAAGCCGCGTCTGGTGCGTCTGCGCAATGAGTTTGTGCCTATCGACCCGCGTGTCTGGGATGCAAACATGGATGTTGTGGTAAATGTGGCTCTCGGCACTGGATCAGACCAGCAGAAGATGGGCTTCTTGAACGTCATTGCCCAGAAGCAAGAGATGATTATGCAGCAGCTTGGTCCTGTTGGTAATCCGCTCGTGTCACTTGACGGCTACTACAACACGCTTGAGCAGATGCTGGCTGTCGCTGGCTTCAAGGACGTTTCTCAGTTCTTCCAGAACCCGCAGGGCTTCCAACCTCCCGCTCCTCCGGCCCCGCAGCCCAGCCCAGAGCAAATCTTGGCTCAGGTTCAGGCGCAGAGCATTCAAGCTGACATCCAGAAGAAGGCCGCAGAGCTTGAGCTTCAGCGTGAAGAAATGCTGCTGAAGGATGACCGAGAACGCGACAAGATTGACGCTGAAGTCATGATTAAGGCTGCTGAGATTGAAGCTAAATACGGCACGGCTGTAAACACGGCTAACATTGAAGCCCTGATGCAGCGTGACCGCGAACTTCTCCGTCAGCAAGGCAATGTGCAGAAAGCTATGGTTGCCGCACAGCAACAGGCCCAAGCTGCACAAGACCAGCAGTTTGTAGACCAGTTAGCAGAAGAGCAGATGGCTCAGATTGCCGACCAAGAACAGGGGATGATGTAATGGCTTCACAAGCACCAGTTGTAACGCAAGCCGACCTTGACGCTTACATTGCATCTTACCAAAAGGCGCAAGCAGATCAGGCTGCGGCGCTGGCCGCTGCTCAAGCTACTGGTATGTCGGACCGCTACACGCAGCTTTATGGCGGTGCTGATATTGTTCCCGGCACTACGCAGGGCATCCTGTCCAATATGGGAATTGAGAACCCGTATCTGCCTGTTTACTCACTAATCGGCAGCGCAAGTGTTGGTAACGACCTTGCTAACGAGCGTATGCAGTTTGCACCCATTCCTGGTGTTTCGTATCGTTTGGTGGATAAAACCACTGGTGAAACGACCACAGCGAACACGCCTGAAGAAATTAAAGCCTTGATTGCACAAAGCAATGCACTGTCTGCTGCTGGCGGAAAAGGCGCTAATCTGGCAATCGAAAGCAACCAAACTGGTAGCTGGTCGCCTGTTTTCACAGATGAGCCAAACCCGCTGTTTAACGATATTACGAAGATTGCTTTAGCTGGTATGATTGCCGCCACAGGTGCTGGTCTTCTTCAGCCTGGTGGATTGGGTGGCGTGGGTGCTGCTGGGACAACTGGCGCTGGCGCTGCTGGTGCAGGGACCGCTGCTGGCGCTGCTGGATTGGCTCCTGTTGCTACAGTTGCTGCTGCTGCTCCTGCCGCTGCGGCAGCTACAACTGACTTGGTTGTCACCGCTCTGATGTCAAAAGGTTTCACCGCTGCACAAGCTGCCGCATTAGTGGCCTCTGGCGGAGCTGCTGCTGCCTTGTCTAGTTCAGGCGCGGCTGGCTCGACAACTGGAACAACGGCTGCATCAAACGCTACAAATACGATGCCCACAGCAACCACAACTGGCCCTGATTTGCTTCTGACAGCGCAACAAACTGGTTCTACTATTCCTGCCGTTGTTCCCGCTGCTGCCGCAGCTACTACTGCAGCGGCGACTGCAACCACGCCTGCAGCCACATCAAATACTCCCGCACCAAATCCTGCGGAGGATTTAACCTTAACGGCTCAAACGCAGCCGACAAATCTTCTGCCTGCAGAATTTCTTGCTCCTGCCGCTGTTGCTGCCGCTGCCGCTGCAAATGCCGCTGGTGCAACGACTACAGCCGCAGAGACTGCATCAACCCGTACAACTCCTACCGCTGAAGAGACTGCCGCATTAAACGCCGGTGCTGGCGCTGGCGGTATTCTTGGCACTGGATTGAGCGCAACACAGCTTGCTACACTTGCAAGTATTGGCGTATCTGGTCTTAATAGCCTGTTTGGTGGTGGCTCTGGTGGTGGAACTGGCGCTGGAACGCCTTACGTCTCCGCTCTAGGCGCTATGCCTAGCTTTACACCGCGCACTCAGATCAATCCTAACATCACGGACTACGAGCGTTATGGCTATGGACCAGAGGCTTTGTTCTTCTCTGGTGGGCAGCGTTTAGATACATATACGCCTACTGCAGCGACTACTGCCGCGCAAACAATATCTCCGGTTGCAACTCCAGCGGCAACAACTCCTGCTGCCACGCCGACAAATCTGATTGATAGTGCTGCTGGCGGAGTAAACCTTACATTGAATGAAGGTGCTGGGACCGCTGGAACTGGCCCGCAGATTGGCGGAAATCTTGGCCCAGCAACTCCTGAGAACACGGGAATGACGCAGGAGCGCCTTGACCAGCTACAGGACCGCTTTGAGAATATGCGCTCTGGCGAGTTTTTCAATTACTTCAAGTCTGTCAATGACGTTCTTGGTAACTACGCTGCAAAGGGCATCATTACGCCTAACGATGCACAGGTATATCAATCTCGCTTGGAGGCCGCCGCATCTACGCCTGGCGCTACACTTGCTTCACTGCAATCAGCGGTTCCAATGCCGCAAATCTCGGACTTCATAGGTCCAACTGGAACGCGCCCTGTATATACATATACCGCTCCGTCTCAGCCGATTGTGGACCGTAGCGCATACATTAATGATTTGTATAAGCAACTAGGAGCGCAAGTTTCTCAGGGGTTTCTTCCGAATACAGCGGCGCAGAACATACAAAGTCAACTGCGGCAGACATATCTAAACCCACAGTCGACAACTGAGCAACTTCAGAACGTTTACAACACGGCTATCCAGCAATATCGGCCACTTATCTAATGGATAAACAACAAATCATTGATGACGCGGCCCACGCAAAGCGCCTCTTAGAAGACCACATTCTTCTGGAGGCTTTTGCACAAGTAGAGGCTGACATTTATAACGAGTGGCGCACCACCGCATTAGGTGACGACCAGCACCGCTCGGACCTGTTTCACACGCTCAAAGGACTAGAGCGTTTGAAAGCACGCCTACAGGCAATCCTTGAAGCAGGAGTGCTTGCCTCAAGGAATTAACATTTATGAAAAAAGGTGATATATGACGGAACAAGTCGGCAACCCCGATACTGGGATCGGCCTCCACGAAGCAACCTTAGCCATCAGCAAACTGCTCGGCCCTGAAGAGGATAACCAAGGCGAAGCTGAGGCGCTAGACCCAGAAATGGGCGAGGCAGAAGCGGAGTATGAGGAAGAAGTAGAAGCCTCTGATGAGGAAGATGCGGAAACCGAATACGACGACGAAGCCGAACTGGATGAAGAAGATGGCGAGGAAGAAGCTACCTCGCAGGAACTTCCTGATGATGTCACTGTCAAGGTTAAAGTTGATGGTGAAGAAGTGGAAGTCACCC